CACCTGAGTTACCTCAGGGTTTCCGATAGGTTGTCAAGTCTTTGACAACCTATGCTATAATTTCTTTAAACAAAACAGGAGAAGCACTATGAGCTATGAGAAGATGACTCTCAATCAGAGAGTACAAGCCGCCAACATTGACTGTATGCGGCACCCCAAGTTCGCCTTGCTGTCAGGCGTCATCATGCTAGGTAAGAGCGAGGTGTCCGACAAGATACCAACAGCCGCTACCAACGGGCGTGACAAGAAGTATGGCGCTGAGTTCATTGCACCCTTGAACCGCAAGCAGATGCGCTACCTAGTTCTGCATGAGAACTTTCACGTAGCACTCAAGCATTGCATCTTGTTCAAGCAGTACACACGCAAGATGCCTAAGCTCACCAACATAGCACACGACTATGTGGTCAACGCGTTGATCGAAGAGATGGACCCCGAGTTCAAGTTTGTTGAGCGTCCTACTGAGTCGCTGTGCATTGATCGCAAGTACTTCGGTTGGTCATTCCCGCAGGTACTCAACGATCTCATCAAGCAAGGTAAGAAGGAACCCTCTGGCGGTAATGGTGACAACGAGGGCGGTGGTGACTTCGATGAGCCGCTCGATGCACACGAGGATGGTGAGTTCGATGACAACCCAGTCGAGCAAGACAAGCTAGGCAAGCAGATCGACGATGCCAATCGTCAAGGCGAGATACTTGCACGTAAGCTTGCGGGTAAGGAAGGTGGCGGTCGTGACATCTTTGGCACAGCCAAGGAACGCATGACTGATTGGAAGCAAGCGCTTCAAGAGTGGATTAGTTCTATCTCTGCGGGCGATGACAACTCACGCTTCTGTCCTCCCAACAAACGCTTGCTTGCATCGGGCTTCGTTATGCCATCGCACTTCACTGAGTCAGTCGGTGAGCTTATCCTTGCGGTCGACACATCGGGCTCTATGTATCCGTACTATCGTCTGCTGTTCGGTGAGATCGCTCGCATCTGCAACATCACCAAGCCTGCGGGTGTGCGTGTGCTGTGGTGGGACACGACTGTATGCGGTGACCAAGCATTCAAGCCTGCTGACTACGAGCAGATCACATCACTCATGAGTCCCAAGGGTGGTGGCGGCACAACGCCTGATGTTGTCGTTGACTACATCAAGGCACACAAGATCGACGCTAGGGCAATCGTCTGGTTGACAGATGGTTACCTTGGTTGCGATACCCCGAATACCCCAATGCCATCTCTGTGGGGTGTGGTAGAGAACGAGTCCTTCGTTCCTACTCATGGCAAAGTCCTGCGTATTTCTGTTTAATCTTTTAACTTTTGGAGAAACTTATCATGAACAACTTTTTATCTGCATCTCAAGTCGTTTCCCTCGTTGCCGCTGTCGGTGACAAGCGCACAGTAATTGTGGAGGGTGAGAACGGCATCGGTAAGACTGCCCTCTTCCATGCACTACGCAAGCTACCCAAGTTTGCTGACCACATCGCTGTGCAACCTATTGACTGTACTCAGTTATCTGACGGCTCTGTGTGGATGCCTGACCTTGATCGTGAGAACGGCGTGTCTCGTGAGTTACCCAACGAGCGCTTCGGTGTCAGCGCGTTCAATCAACTCGGTGTCAACAACTCCAAGCCTATCCTCGTAGGTCTTGATGAGATCGCCAAGGCACCGCAGTTCATCAAGAATGTATTGGCTCCGATCATCTATGAGCGCAGAGTCGGTAACCTAAGCATGCCTGAGGGTAGCGTGGTTGTGTGCTTTACCAATCTGTCTGTCGAGGGTCTTGGTGATTCTATTCAGGCTCACCTACGCAATCGTCTTGTGTTCGTCAAGATGCGTAAGCCTAACTGTGATGAGTGGGTCAAGTGGGCTACTGACAATGGCGTCAACCCAATGATTATTGCTTTCGTTAGCAACGAGCCACGCGTTATGCAATCGTTCCTTGACTACGAGAAGGGCGGTATGTTCGAGGGCAAGGACTTGTCCAAGGACAACGGCTTCATCTTCAACCCCAAGTCTACGCAACTTGCATACGCTACACCTCGCTCATTAGTTGCCGCTAGTGACATCCTCGATGCGGGTCTTGGTGTTCTCGATGACGACACTATCGAGGCGGCTCTCGTTGGTACTGTTGGTGCTACTACTGCACAGGCGTTGTCATCGTTCATTCGCTTCGGTCGTGAGATCTGCGAGTACTCCCGCGTTATCAAATCACCTGACACAGCGCCGCTGTCTGACAACCCTACGGCGCAGTTGATTCAGGTATTCCAGTTCGTTACTCGCGTAGCGGACAGGACAGAGGCAGAAGCCATCGTCAAGTACGTATGGCGTATGCGTGCAGAGATGCAGTCAATCTTCTGCAACACAGTAGCAACAAGTCAGCGTGTGGCTTTGTTCGCGACTATCAATGAGTTCGGTCGCATGTTAGCCGAACACAAAATCTTTTTCTCAACCAAGTAATCACAAGGAGTTTCAATCATGAACACAACTACTACACCCCGCCACAACATTGACACGTGCGCTATGCTCGTGGAGTTCAACGCTTCTGTGTGGACAGCACGTAAGCTAGACAAGACTACTACCGATGAGGTAGTGGCAAGCAAGAACGCGGGGGCAAAGGATGCCGCCCGTGTGAACAAGCACCTGCTCGCAGGTCGCACCGAGTTGGACGTCATCCAACAAGCGGTCAGTCGTGCACGTCAATTCGTATACGACAACACAGCGCCTTGGTCTGACTCAGGTCTGCGCCTCTTACCTACTGTCAACTTCATGAAGTTCACCGAGCGCATGAATGACTTCGAGGAAGAGATGGAGGCCATCGTCAAGTCCTTTGTGGCTATCTACCCTACTCTTATCACAGCACAGGCCTTGGCTCTTGGCGATATGTTCAAGAGAGATGACTACCCCACAGCCAATGAGATCATGACCAAGTTCTCATTCCGCGTTAACTACATGCCTGTCCCCTCATCGGGTGACTTCCGTGTGGATGTGGGCAACCAAGCACAGGCAGAACTCAAGGCTCGCCTTGAATCTCTGACACAAGAACGCATCGACTCTGCTATGGCAGATGTGCGTGAGAGACTTAGCACTCACCTCAAACGTATGTCAGACAGATTGACTACTGACTATGTAGGCGGTGAAGCCAAGCAAAGGCGTTTCCACGACACGCTTGTCGATGGTGCGCTTGAGTTGTGTGACCTCACCAAGTCATTGAACGTGACGAACGATGTGGCTTTAGAGGAAGCACGTAAGCAGTTGGAACAGCTACTCGTTGGCGTGTCCCCTGCTGATCTGCGTAAGAACGAGGCCATCCGCCAAGACGTCAAGAAGAACGTCGATGCCATCCTCGACAAGTTCAACTTCTAAGGAGAAACAAATGAACACTAAATACCTGACACATGTGCGTAGCTTGTTTGCAACATACGATGCACCGCCCTCTACCATCCGCCGTTATCAACGCCAATGGGTGCAGTCTATCCGCAGGCTTGGTGACAAGTGGTTGTTAGCACATCACGTACAACGATTGGATGTGTGATGCGGTTCCGTCGTGCGTACAAGGAAAACATCCTAACTGCGGCGGAGATTGAGCGGCGTCTTTATGGCGCCCCTCTCCCTGAAATAAACAAACTGCCTCCCGCCCCTAGCGGGGGTGCGTTGGAAGCAAAAGAAATTATCAACAAAATTCAAGGCACAAACAGAAAGGGAACGGTCATGCCTGATCTTCAATCAGCACTTCAAAACGCAATCGAATCGTGGGAACCCACCCCCACCAACAAACCAGTTCAACAACCCGAGGAGAAAATCATGTCTAAAAGACCAGCATTTGAAATTAAGAACAACGTCACACGCGTAACATTTGATTACGTGAAACTCCACCCCGGCACCACCGCCGCCGCCGCTTGCAAAGATCTTGCAAAGCATGGCTTCAAACAATCATCAGTCACAGCGCTCATGGCGCAGTTTGTAAGATCAGGTCTAGCTGTGCGAGATAACAACCACGGCTATCGCGCAGTAGTGGACGAGTACATACCAATGAAGGCGTCACAGAAGTATACGAAGAAGCCTGCTGTCAAGGCGAAGCCTGCACCTAAAGCGCGTGAGCCGCAAAGTGAGGGCATTGCCGCGCTACAACCCGAAGCTACCGCCAAGCGTGTGACTAATATACTGGTGTTTGGAAAGACTCCAGAAGAAGTTATCAAGAACATGACTGTCTTACAAGCACGCGAGTTGTATGACTTCCTCAAGAAAATCTTTGGAGGTTAAGATGGCGTGGCCATTCCCGCCATTTCCAAACCCGAAGGACAAGGGCACTCGCGTGCCCAAGTTCAACCCTGACAACCATGAGGATGCACCCGTATGACAAGCGACGAAGTTTACAAACTGATTGAAGACAACGGACTGACTTTGCATGGTGACATTGAGCACTTTGCCGCACTTGTTGCTAACCATGTGTACGCAAAGTATTTGGAACCGCCTGAAGCTAAACAGTCAGGTACGATTTCAGTAACTGCGCCCTTGCCTATTGCATACCTTTGTGAGAACGCAGTAGGGCACAAGTACTTTAGGTGGAAGAAGCCGTCTAGTACATACAAACCAATTCCACTCTACACAAAGGAGCAAGCATGACACAAGACGAAGACGATGAGTTTGAGCGCATCGAGCATGAGAACCAGATGAAGTTAGGACAGCCGTATCACTACGATGTTTATGTGTCGCCCTCACAGCGCAACCAAGTGCTTGAGGAAATTGCCAAGGAGTTTGACGCAATGAAAATCTTTGGCGACACGAGCGCAAGCTTTGCGGCTTTTGTGAGGAACATGAAAACGTGAGTGGTTTTGTAAAGCGACAGCTTCAGCTTGGTGATAAACAGCCATTGCACAAGTACAAGTTGTGTAACAAGTGTGAAGAGTTACGCCCCCCTGAGGGGGGCGTACAGATGAATCCCTCCAAGTGGCATTGTGCCGCTTGTTGGACAAGACGAGTAATAGGAAGAAGTCTGATAGATGCCAAAGAGGTGAAGCGTGAAAAGTAACCACAACACTATTCGAGCGCTATTAAAACAACACCCTGATGGCTTGAAGTCAAGCGATATTTCAAGGCTAACTGGTGTAGACCAACGCGTTATCAACAAAGCATTGAAAAGCGTGTTTGGTGTGTATGTCGATCGGTGGGAGAAAGCACCCCGCCGCAATACACTGGCCGCAATCTGGGTCGTCGTTGACGTACCTGAAAACTGTCCGAAGCCCAGCAATATGGGCAGAAGAAGTGTAAAGAATTCAGAGGGCTGACATGTTTATGATAAAGACGATCTGTGCAAGCCTAGTAGATGCGAACACCTTTTGTCGGTAGTAGTTGTTGTCAGCCCTTTGACAATTGACCAACTACTACCACTCCCCACCGCGAAACGAGGGGGCGCGGAATCTACTTGACCCCCTCACCAAATTTATAGGAGGTTGCCATGGCAACACCAGAAGCTAGAGTAAAGTTAAAGATTAGAAAGATACTTGATGAGGCAGGCGTGTACTACGCCATGCCCATCGGTACAGGGTACGGGAACTCAGGGGTGCCTGACTTCCTAGTATGTGCCAACGGCAAGTTCGTTGGCATCGAAGCGAAAGCGGGGAAGGGTAAAACAACCGCGCTACAAGAAGCCCATCTAAGCCGCATACGTGGCGCAGGGGGGATAGCCGTTGTCATCAACGAAGACAACTTACACACTTTAAAGGAGGTACTATCATGAGCGAAGCAATGTCACAAGAAGAGTTAGAGCATCGAATTAGCAAGATGTCAGACGAGGAACAACACCACTTCAAGCTACTCATACACAAGTTGGTGATGTGTTATGGAGAAGGCAGAGCACAGGGCGTTGTCATCATTGGCCGTGCAGAGGATGCGTTTGCAGGAGTCGTCACCCTAAACTGTGATGAGATGGAGGCGTCGCAACTCATGTTGGCGGCAAACGATTTTTTCGGCTTTTTAAATCTCGTCGACGCACCACCCAAGGAGAACTTTAATTGAAACAAGAAAAACCACATACGCTAGAAGACCTGATGAAGCAAGGCGTCACTCGAATGTTAAATGGCAGAGAGATTATTCTTGCTCCATATAACGGCAACAAGCACCGAATTGGGTGGGTGTACAAAGATACCGGCCTACCGCCTACACAGGCAGATATAGACAACAAGGGGAAGAAGTGACCAAACCATTTGACAGAATAATAACCATCGACTTTGAGACGTACTGGGACAGCAAAGAGTACACGCTCAGTAAGATGACAACCGAGGAGTACATACGCGATGAGAAATTTAAATCATTTGGAGCCTGCGTACACGAATATGGAAGTGCTGAACCTGTTCGATGGTACGGAGACGCTGAGCTACGTGAATACTTTGATGGGGTTGACTGGGGACGAACCGCAGTGCTTGCCCACAACGCACAGTTCGATGTATCAATTATGGAGTGGCGATACAACGCCCGACCATGTTTCATCTTCGACACGTTGTCAATGGGGAGGGCGCTTCGAGGAGTTGAAGTCGGCAACTCCCTTGCAAAACTGGCCTCCGATTTTTCCCTCCCCCCAAAAGGCACTGCTGTTTACTCCACTAACGGACTACGCGTACTCACGCCGGAAGTTGAAAAAGAGCTTGCCGACTACTGCGCCCATGATGTATTTCTGTGTGAGGAAATATTCAAACGACTTGCTAATGGCTACCCTGCGAAAGAGCTACGGCTCATCGACATGACGCTCAAGATGTACACGCGTCCGCTGTTGCAACTAGACCAACAAATGTTAATCAAGGCACTAGCCGAGGAGGGCACCGCTCGTGAACAACTATTACAGAGGCTCGGCGTGGAAGATGCTGAGTTGGCATCGAACCCAAAGTTTGCTGAACTACTTACAAAACTGGGCGTTGTTCCGCCTACCAAAACGAGTAAAACCACAGGCAAGACAACGCTTGCCCTCGCGAAGAACGATGCCCTCTTCCAGACGTTGCTCAACAGTGAACGTGAAGACGTTGCCCTACTTTGTCAAGCGCGTCTTAAAGTTAAATCAACCACTGAGAGAACCCGCGCCCAACGATTCCTCGACATCGGCAAACGCGGCACGCTTCCGGTACCGCTCTCGTACTACGGGGCGCAGACGGGTAGGTGGACAGCGGCCAAAGGCTCGGCCATTAACATGCAAAACCTCAAGCGAGGTTCGTTCTTACGAAAAGCAATTATGGCTCCCGAGGGGCATCAACTCGTCGTCGGTGATCTTTCGCAGATTGAGCCGCGAGTCCTCGCGTGGCTTTCTGATTACGAAGATATGCTCGACATCTTCCGCGCTGGGGGCGACCCTTATGCCGCGTTCGGCTCTCAGATGTTCAACATACCCGGACTCAGTAAAGAATCACATC